TGAGGTGTTTGCAAGCGTACCCTTGTTGGCCTTGGCTATCGCCTGCTTGTCCGCCTCTGTTTTTGCCCAGTCCGTAAAGCTCGCATTAAACGCGTCCGTATTAAGTGGGGTAGTCTGATCCCCACCGAACTCACCCCCACGCAACCGGCTACGCCAGTCGTAGAAGGCAGAGGGGTTCGCACCAAGGCCGCTTGTCCTATACGCATTCGCCAATGCCCTGTCCTGAGCCGCGCTGTTTTGTGCGTACTGCTGTGAGGCAGAGGTATTGGCCATCGGTGTACGCAACAAGTCTCGCGGACGGCTAGTCACAGACGGCGGCATCCAACCAAATCCTGATCCGGTGGCCGAGAGCAGTTTGGCAGCAGGCGTGTACGAATACCCGTAGACCGGGTCCCATGCACTACGCGGCGCACTGTTGCGGAAGTTTACGTCCAGCGCAGGCTGGCCCGTGGGATAAAGTGGTGGCGGTGTGGGTAGGGGCTGGTAGACAGGAGGGAGTGTAACAGGAGGGAATACGCCGGTCGTAGGCGGTTTGTCTACTTTCTTTGGCGTAATCGACAACATGACCGTGGGGTCCACGCCCGCACGCACTATATCGTCAATGTTAAGGCCGTTTGCTATGAACAGGTTTTGTAGCGCTGTTGGGTTCCCTACATACTGCTTTGCGGCCGCTTGGATCTTAGCGTTAAGCCCAGCTTGCCCGCTGTCCGGTCCCGTGGCGTATATCGCATTAGGACCCACGTACATGTTCTCGCGTGCAGAAGTATAGCCCGAAGCCGTAGGGGTAGGCGTCTTCTCCGTATTCAAGTCAATGTTCAAATACGCGTTGAGCTTATCCTGACCTATTGCTTTCGCCGCATCCGCCATGCTGACCCCGTTCTTAGACGCTTCTTGCAATCCTATTAAGGGGTCTGACTGCGTAGCAACGTACGCAGCAATGTTCTTGTAGTACTGATCCGCCCCAATCCCGTCCGGCTTGGTTGCATTAGCAAGGCCCGAGGATATTTCACCACCCTCTGCCATTTTGACAGGCATCGCTTGCAGAAGGTCTTTTGCAGAAGGAGTGTTCATAGGCTTGCCTTTCAAAGAATGAAGACTTCGCCCCATTCTACGGGTTAATAATACTCCGGTACAATACCTTCGTTACGCGGCACATCGTCCTCGTCCACCAACAAACTAATGAAGTTACCCGCCCTGAAACGCATCAGCGCCATCACCATCGAATCCACCAAGTCGTCGTTGTCCCCGTTCGGGAACGCCGCACACTCCTCAATCAACTCGTCCGCCCAGTCAGTGTCCGGTGCCCATACCATCCCCGACTCCAATATCGTCGCAATCGCATTGGCCCTCGATACCTTGTCCTGACCCGCGCGCCTGCCGCCCGGCGAGTACATCGTCACAGGAATCCCCATCTTCCTCAACTCCTGCTGGAGCGTGGTCCCCGTTGCTTTGGCCTCGATCAACACATTGTCCGGCTGCCAATAGATATACTCTTCCTTCGCCACACGCTTCAACTCCGGGAAGTCCCACCGGCCCTTCTTCACGTTCAACAACAAGATGTGCGCCCCACTGTCCTGATCCGGGTAAAACACCCCCCACGTCGTGATCGCCGAAAAGTCAGCCGTCTCCTTCTTCGAGTACGCCGTGTCATACGACTGAATCACATACTCAAGGTTAGGCGTGTAATCCTTCTCCCAACGCTTCCACCACTCCCGCTTCAGAATGGCCCCCTCGTCATTGCTCGGCTGCTGCTGCCACTGCGCCTGCCACTTCTGCGGGGACAACGAAGCCTTTACCCCCATCAACTCCTCATACTTCCAAAACTCTGGCCAAAGGGGCTTGTCTGATGGTAAAATGGCAGGGAATTCAATAACTTCCCAGCGGTCAGCATTATGGCTGGACTGCGATTTGATCAGCCTCGCTGTCAGGTCCTTCGTGCCCCATCGAGTATTGTGACTAACTACCCCATTGGCAATGAAATTACCTGTCCTATCAATCTCAACATCAAAAACCTCTTCCTTACCATCAGGTAGGATCGAGGCTATTGGATCGATTGTGAAGTCGGAGATACTCTGCAGCTCGTTCGAGTACCTCTGGCGTCTTGCCATATCCGATGGCGAGGTTGCAGTCATTGCACAGGAGTCCTCGCACTGCTCCCGTGTCGTGGTCGTGGTCAATACAAAGCTTGCCGTTCCAATGCGCCCGAGTGTTTCTATCTGAAGGCGCTTCACCGCAGACATCACAACGGTTTTGACGCTCTTGAACCATCCACTCATATTGTCCAACAGTGATTCCATACCGGTACTTGATACGCAAGGCGCGGCTTTGCTCGGGTGCTCTCTTTGAACGGGGATAGTGGTCTCGGTAGCATTTAACACAGAACCCCTTGCAGAGCACGGGTTCACCGCATCCGCAGGTCTTTCCTTTCCATTTGCCGTGGTGGCCAAGGGGGTGGTATGGAGCGTCTGGGTTTTTTCGGTGGTAACTAGCACTTGCTTGGCAGGGTCCACATTTGCCGAGTTTTGTTTTTGATCTGGGAGGCCTATTGCACCCTTCAACACTACAAGTTCGTCCCCCACTCTCAACTGGCTTACTCGTTTCCATTCCAACACTCCCGCATTCATTACAAGAAAAGGATGTCTTGCATTCGCACGAAGTATTCTACCAGATTGTGTTTGTATCTTGGCTATGGAGTCATAACCATTTGACTTCCAGTTATTAACCCTAGCCGTGGCTAGCCTCCCTTTTTCAAAAGTAGCTACCTTATCCCCGGGCCGTATTTCAGATAAGGGCGTCTGTGTCCCATCTGACATCAAAACCAGAGTATCCCCCGTCATGCACATCACAATCACAATTGCCCCGCCCGGCTGCAATCGCTGCCGAGGACCAGAGCTGTACCACTCCCACGCATTGTCCAATGCCAATGCCGACATCGCATCCTGCTCCGAATGCGGGTCGTCAATAATCAACAAGTCCGCACCACGGCCCGTCATCGCACCCCCCACACCCACAGCAAAGTACTCCCCACCCTCACTCGTGTCCCACCGACCCGCCGCCTTGCTGTCAGCCTTCAACTCCGATCCCGGAAACAACTGCTTGTACGAGTCAGAATCCATAAGGTTCCTCACCTTACGACCAAACCGTACCGCCAACTCCCCCGTGTGCGTCGCTTGAATGATCTTGGTTCGCGGGCCACGGCCCATGATAAACGCAGGCAACAGATAGGATGAGAACTCACTCTTCGTGTGCCGAGGTGCCATGTTGACAATCAAACGCTTCAACGTGCCATTGGCAATCCTGTCAAACGCCGACGCCATCTTCTGGTGGTGGTTACCCAATATCGCTTCAGGCCACACATATTTGGCAAAGTCGATAAAGTTCCGCTTCGCACGGCTCTGGGCCTCTATCTGGGCCAGACGTAACTCAAGTCGTAATACCTCCGACTCCGACTCAACAGACATTGCAGGGTTTGTCATACAGACGTCTCTAGTGCAAAAGGATCCCGCTGGGCAACATCTAGCCGCCGCTTGGGCACAACTGCCTTAGTCTTGTGCAATGCCAAATGACAAAGTCTGCACAACCACGTTATCTGCAAAGGCTTCGCGTAGTCAGCATGATGCATCTGGGCCACGGGGTTTGAACAGACGGAACATGGCTCACGGGTTAGCTTGCCACGACGAAGGTACACATGCGCGTAACTCCGACAATTGTCCTTGGCCCGCTGGACGTCTGACAAGGGGGTGGACGCACGGTATTTCCGCATGGACAAGGCATGGCACGACAGGCAGTTGCGCTGCAAGGGGCGGAGAGGATTGCCACAGGGGCAGCATCGCGGATCAAGGGTCATGGCAAACAGTCTACCTTCCGTTACCGTGGAACGCAAGTGACAAAAAATTGCGCAAAAATTTATACCGGTTTTGCTTTCTAAACATAGGGGGCCTATTTTCAAGGAATGTAACACGTGAAACATTCCTGCAGGGAAATCCCCCCCATGAAATATCAATTCCGTTTCAGACCGTTTTGATTGTGCAAAATCGGGCTTTTGCCTCCGCGTCTCCCCCCCCGGGGCCAATTTTTAGGGGTCCGGGGTCCGTTGGCCACGGTCCACGGTGCAATAGCCGGGCTAGGGACCCGGGACCGGCGGCCACGGTCCACGGTTCACTGGACGCGCGCCATGGGCCGCGTACCGGGTACCCGCGACTAGTGCATTGGCCATGGCGCGATCGTGCGCCATGGGCCGCGTACCGGGTCCACAGCGCTATGCATTGCGTAGGGGGGAGCATTGGCCACGGAACGTGGCCAAGTACGGAAAGTAGCGGCCGGGCGCATATTAAGCCGGGCCGCCGTGCTCACGCCGTGCACGCCGTGCGCATCCTGATACGTCATGATAGGTCAATATGGTTGTCCTATTACCCTGGACAAAAAAAAGCCCGGCGACCGGCCGGGCTTTGATTACTGCAGGTAGTTTACGCGGCCAGCTTCAGCATATCGCCGGCTGCGGCCTCAAACTCCACGCGGGCGGCAGTGTATGCAATCGTGCGCGCATACGCCGTGGCTCCTGTCACCGCATCCCACACTGTCTCAATCGGGCGGCCTTCATCCAGCACGTGCGCCGCTTCAATCTTCGCCGCTACGCGCGGTCCAAAACGTTTAGCTAAAAATTCTTGGACCTTGTCCAGTTTCAGCGCTTGCGCATTTTTGAGGGTCAGCTCAATCCCGGCGGCGCTGGACTGCGCATATTCCAGCAGGGCGGGCTGCACCTGTTCCAGAAAACGATCTGGCGCACTGGCTGTATGCCTTATGCTCAACTCCTGAACATTGTCGGCCCCCCAAACAATCCGGTTGCTGCATACATAGTCAAAAAGGAAAGTTCTGATTTTCAGACTGCCGGCACCGACTTCGGAGTTGCTGACAAAAAAGCCCCTTGCCAGTGTGCCAGACTGGCCGTCGCGGCGGCCGGGCACCACAATCCTGTTTTGCTCATCGGCGAGGAAAACGAAACAGTCTTGGTCCGATGCATAAAGGGTGGTATTCGCCCCGGTAACTTCAACGCGCTGGCCGAATTCGCCGGGCACGCGGAAAGCACCCGTTACGCCATCGCCGAACCGGTCGCGCAGGGCGCGGATAACATCCGAATTCCACACCCTTCCATAACGTGGACCAGTGGCCGCCCGGATTACCGGCGCGCCACCATTGCGAGTTAACAGTAGGCCAACGTCTTCGATATCCCTATCGACTTGCAGGCCGTAGTTGATACAGTCTGCGGCCATCGGGGCGGGGAGCTGCCGCAGGTAGCCGGCGGGCGCGCCGGCCAGAGTGGCGAGCTGCCCGAAGGCATGATGCGTTGGGCTGTACTCGGCACCGGATGGCCCTGCAATAAGCAACCCCTGATTATCAGGTGAGGGTCTGGCATAAACAGCGCGGCTTGATACCACAGCCGAGCGGCTGTGATCGCGTACATAATCAAAATGTTCCTGCATTGCGTTCAGATTTAAAAAACGTTCTTCGGCCGGACGGCTGGCCCATTCTTTATTGGCTTGTGTCAGAACATTGGCTGGCATATTCATATCAGTATTCCTGTATCAGTGGATCGGTTGCCCGGCCGGGGCGGGCAAGTTATCCCGGCGATTCGCAGTCTACTCTAATACTTTTTTACAGTGCAACCTAATTTACAACTTTTTAACTGCGCCTCTTTACGTGCTCAATGACTACAGACTGGCCGCCCGGCGTGTAACAGATTCTGCAGTCTATACATTTTTGCCCCGTGCAGTTCGCCGGGCCGGCATAATCCGCCGGCACGTTATTAAATACTTTATCAAACCGGGCGGGGGGCGTGGCCATAACCTTATCCAGTGAAGGATTAGAATATATCAGGATAAAATTATCCGGCCGGGCGCGCCCGGTACGGATTAAATCCCGGCGCTTGGTCCACAGCGTAAAGGTAGTGGCTGGATTCTTTTCTGCGATCCGGTAGATATTCTCAAGATGAACCGAATTGATCAGTTCACCATGGCCATGAAAACGGAAAATGGCCGCGTTTATGTACGGCATGCGGTCCACTGGAATAAGAGCGGCCGAGAGCAACACGCTATTGCGCTCAAAACTTGGCGCGCAGTTTTTTCGCGAACCCTGCAACATGGCCGCGCTATAGCAGAATTTACATATTGCAGTAGTGCCACGCATCTTGCTGCAAAAGGTATTCGTGAGCGTATTGGAATTTATTGCGGAAATTCCGGCCAGTTTTCCAGTCATGGTGGATATATGTACGGCGGCCGCGCGATCAGTAGCGATTAACATTTTTTAAATCTCCTGTATTGGCCGGGATGGCCTATGGCCAGTATAAAAGTATATTAATAGATAGCGCAATACTTTTTAGCTGCAAACTAATTTAATACTTTTTTACCAGCGCCTGAAGGAAGCAAAATCGGCGGCATGCGATAACGTGCGGCCGCGCGCGGCTGCCAGAATCTCGCCCTTGGTATAAGTGCCCTGCACATCAAGCCCGAGTTCCCGGGCCGTTGTTTCAATCCCTTGCTGGCAGAATCCAAATTTATCGCGCAATCCGGCGGCCGTCACGGGTGCCAGTTTTTTTGCCGGTGCGGCCGCGCGTGCTGCGGCCAGCTTTTCAATTTTAATCTCCAGCCCGGTGCATGCATCGGCCGCCGTGGCGGCGTGGAAATCAACTTTCCCGCGCCGGGCGATATAGCCGACCAGCGCGGTTTTGCCATCAAGGTTGGCAGTCTGGTAAAAAAGCTCGGCATCCCCGCGCACTGGTTTTTCGCCAAGTGTCCACCCCGCAGCGGCGGCATGCGTGGCAAGCGTTGCCGCTGCATTTTTTCCCGTGGCCCCTTGTGGGGCCGGCGTAGACCATTCCCAGCCAAGCGCAGTTTTTTTAGCAGTGCTTACGTACAACAAAAACCTGCTATAGGTGTGCGAATAGCCCGTGTGCTTTCCCTTGTATTTGACCGTTTCGCCGGAATTGACGACGGTCAAAGCGGTCAAAAAAGACGGTTTTTTTATAGCGGTTTTAAACTTATATTGCCGGAGGCTTTTCCGATAACCTTCGGAAATTACTCCACAGCCGGTTGCGAGAAAATACAAGACTTCCTTGCCCTCTTTTTCTGCGCAGTAAGCCGCCTGCCGTTTAATCGCATGCGTGTTGCTTTCAATAATCTGTTCAATTTTCATTTTTTTAATCTCCTGTATGAGCTGAAACTATTTCCAGCCAAACTCGTTTATAAGGTATATGAGTAAAAAAGTAAATATTATTTTTTACCAAATAAGTGCGAAAGCATGAACATCCCCGAAAGTTTTAACAGTGTACTCAACACTCCCACTTTCTTTTCCTCTGCACTTTTTTCTGTCCTATATACAAAAGTCTCCGTTTTCCGGTACATGCGCGCATGGACCGGATAGTCCTCTATGTACGCGATAATTTCCGTGCATGTTATGCACGTATTTTTTCCCACGGCTGCAGGCTGTTCTCCGCATTCATTGCAACTGGGCTGGTCTTCAACTTCTCCCATGCAATCGGGACAACACAACTCAATACTTTGTTGCACCACTGGCGCGCCCCAAAACTCGCATACGTCCGTTTCCATTTTTTCAATCAATTGCCCACGCGATAACACCACCTTACAGTGGTCACAATAATATCCAAGCACCTTGCTCTCTCCTGTATGTATTTACTCTGTTAAACTCTGCCTTACGGCCTCCCATTCAATACCTACTATCGGCCAACTGTCAACTGGTACAGTCTCCACTCCATGTAAATATAATTCACGCGCCTGATCTCCACGGTACAACAACAAAATGGGTTTTTTAGGCAAGGGCGGATGGTATTCCACAAGGAAGAAACACGGCACTCCCATGCTGGCGGCTTTTAGATTGAAGGATATCTGATGGGGGGAAAGTTTAATTTTCTTCCCCCGGGCCACCACCTTCAATTCCACCGTCACCCAGCCCTTCCCCTGAATTGCTATCAGGCAATCCGGTATCCCTAGTCCTACCCGCGATTCTAGCCTGATAACGTTGCAGCCCGGGATATTTGCCTTGAGTCGCTTGCTGAGTGATCCTTCTGAGCTTTTCGTCATTCGCCATTTGCTCCAACAAACTAGGTTTTGGGTCCGGCTGAATCTTATTATCAATAATCTCCTCGGGCGTCATATCAATAATGGACCGCACAGGCGCGCCAAATAACTGGCGTAACTGCTCCAGCTTCTGCATTACCTCGTCCTTGCCCATGGTATCAATGGTGCCCACGCGTATTTCCTTCCTATCTACGTAGATCGTGCCCAGCGCCTGCCCTCGGCGGTATTCCGCTGAAACGGCCGCACCGTATGCTCCGGCCGCAAGTGCAGCGTCTCTAATATCCTGCATATCCCGCATGTGCCTGTCGTAGCTAGAATTGTACTTGGCGGATAGCTGCGCACGGTACTCCTGTATCGCCGCCACGATGTGCGGAGACTTCACGGGGCTTGTCATCCTGCCTGCAGCACCGGCTGCCGTTGTTTCCGTCCAGCCAGCCCGTAGGGCTGCTTCCTTCTGCGTTATGCGCCCGTCCCCACTAACCAGCTCCATGACAAATTTCCATTCCTTGGCAGTCACAATCTTCTTCTGCTTGCGAAGGGGCTTTACGGGGGTATTCAGTCGCGCCTGCAGCTTGGTCTCCAAGATGGGCGGTGTGCCAAATATATCCCTGCGTTTAGGCGAGGGCATGGCTCTGGTTTTCTTTGGTATTTCGGCAGTCATTACGCGATCCTCCTGCACACCCACCTGTGAGGCGCTCCTACAGCCTGCCTGACAGAGAAATGCTGCGTATGAGTGGCCTTCCTATGGAAAGATTGTATCGCGCTCCTGATGGCGTTAGCGGGTACCTCTGGCGGCACCAGAAAATAGTCTCCCACTTCCATCCATTTAAACGGGTAGCGCGCGCGTTGATTCTCTCCAAACGAAAGTTTGAATTTCTTAGCCAAATCTCCGGCTATTGAAGGGTCATCTCGCAACATGTTTTTCTCCAACATTAAGTATATATATAATCCTAACACGGTTTAGAGGCATTTTTAGCTCTTTTCAATTTCACGGTTTACATAGGGATTCTGGCTGAAAATAAATATTTTTTTTTTTTTTTTTTTTTTTGTGCG